CTTGATCCTTAGGACTCGTCCTTAACCAGCATCCTGACTTCAAAGTATCGGTCCATCAAAACACCCCAAACCAAACACCCGTGCCATGAACACAACCCACCGGAAATACGATCGCCCCAGCAATCAGCAAAAACCACTTAGCACCCTGAATCGAGACAATGACATGAGTAAGCCAAGCCAGGATTACCCAAGCTGTAAGTGCGAATCCAAGCATGCCTTCCATTAATTTCCCCTTATTCGATCATCGCGGTTCATAACCCGTGCTCTTTAATGATCTGGTCGTACTGGTACTTGCCCTTTGAGAGCATCTCGGATACTGACGCCAGCATCAAAAGCCGCTTGAGCGGTACACGATTCGTTTTGCAGTAGTAGTGCGCAGTGCTCGGTGCAACCCCTAGCAGACGGGCTGCTGATCGCACGCCACCAACGGATTCAATAAGGTCTCGAATGTTCATGGCGTTAGCATAATCGAACGCTTACGTTGATGCAACCCATAGATAAATAGGTTGACAGGGTGTTCGATCCATGAAACACTTTAGGCTTCGCAAACCACGGAGCAAACCCTATGGAAAATTCTGAATGGCAACAAGCAATGGAAGAACGAGAGCAAATGGTCGAAGAGGCCTTTACTCGAGCACGAGATGGCCAGGCCGATGCAAATGATTGGAGACTGATCGCCGCTGAACTTGGCTTACGAAACATTTTCAAAAAGGATGCAAATCATGTTGATCTCTGATAGCGGTAATGACCGCGAATTCAAACTAGCCCCGGCAGGGGTTCATATGGCCATCTGCTACGGCGTGGTCGATTTAGGCACCCAGGGTTACACCTACCTTGGCGAGCAGAAACAAGCCCGGCAATGCCGCATCATGTGGGAGTTACACGGCGAAGATGCTGATGGCCAGCCTTTGACCCTGGAAGACGGCAGGCCCCTATCCCTGAGCCAGCGTTACACCTTATCGCTTGCTGAGAAGGCCAAGCTTCGCAAGACACTGATTAGCTGGCGTGGCAGAGAATTCACCGCCCAGGAACTCAAAGGGTTCGACCTTCGTACCATCATCGGTGCGCCCTGTATGTTGACCGTGACTCACGCAGTTAAAGGTGATAAGACCTTTGCCAACGTCGATACGGTTACCGCGGTGCCTGCAGCACTCAAGAAGCTTGGCCTGCCTGAAATGGTCAACAAGAAGGTGTACTTCAGCTTTGGTTACTTTGAGCAGCACGAGTTTGATGCGCTGACCGATGGCCTGAAGAAGATCATCATGCAGTCACCCGAATGGGAAAACAGGCAGCAGATAGCAAAACCTGCGCGTGTCGATCCGTTTGATGATGACGATTCGATCCCCTTCTGATCATGAAAACAAAACAGCTAACCCAAAAGGCTGCTGCCGCCCAATCCGTTGAGAACAAGCTTGCTGAACGGGTTTGGGTGTCAATTTGGTATGTCAATGGCGTCATGCTGGTGCCGCACTTCACAAAGAAGCATGTGTGGGTGTGGCCTGGCGGCCAACTTTTTACCCCTGCCGAACTCGTTGACATGGGCGGCAAGGAATCAACCACCTTACTTTGGTCAAGACATTGGCTTTAGGAGAAAACATGAAGAGGACAGCGAAACAAAGAGAGCGTATCAGCATGGGTATGAAAAATTCTTGGCTCAAGCGCAAGCACGACAAACTCAAAGCACAACTTGAAAATGCAAAGATTTTCTCTTCAATTGAGGAAATCCCGCCAACAGATCAAAAAGACGTTGCAGCCGAGTATGACTTCCTGCTGGCCCCCAATGGCGCAAGAGTCTTTGTGAAGCGCATTCACGATATGGAAATGCACGGGTTCCTGTTAGCAGCAGGCATCAAGATTCGGGCGGTATCAAGCCATGAAACAACTTGAATTTCCAGAACTTGTTGAATTCGGCACAGATCCCAAGCTCTTAGTGCGAAAGGATGATCCTGATACAAGTCATGCGGCAGCCCAAGCAGTTAAGAGCAGTGAACTTGAAAAGCTTGTTTACGAGACGATCAAACGCTTTGCCGATGGCTGCACACAAGATGATGTCTTGGCGCTGAATCCAACGAAACCCTACTCATCAATAACCGCAAGGTTTCGAGCACTGCTTGATAAGGGGTTCATTGAAGATACAGGCCAACGTAAACCTGGCAGATCAGGGAAACCACAACGCATCGTGAAGGTGAAGGTATGGAAATAAAAGAACGCCCTTCCGATTCTGGACACTGGTATACCCGTACCGGCGAGCCGATGTACCAGGTTATATCCAATGCTGGCCACCTGCGCAATACAACGCTCAGAGACGCTCGCAAATACAACCTGGTACCTTCAGTCACCACCATCCTCAATGTGGCCGCCAAGCCCGGTTTAGAGGCCTGGAAGCAGCAACAGATCTTGCTGGCATCACTGACCCTTCCAAAGCGTGATGATGAGTCGCTGGACGCCTACGCCGACCGAGTCTTAAAGGACAGCAAAGAGCAGGCCTCAGAAGCTCGAGATCTTGGGACTGCAATCCATGCCAAGGTTCAAAGTGCCTTCGAGGGTGGTCCACCGAATGAGTCTTATCTCGCTGTGAAGCAGGTGCTTGATCAGGCCTACGGTAAGCAGGATTGGATCAGTGAGAAGTCCTTCTCACACCCCCAAGGCTTTGGTGGCAAATGTGACCTTCACTGCAAAGCAGCGGTCATTGACATCAAGACCAAGGCCTTTGGTCCTAACGATGATCCGCAAGGGTTTGATGAGCACCTCATGCAACTGGCGGCCTATCGATCGGGATTGATCTTGCCTGATGCGGCTTGTGCCAACGTGTTTGTGAGCACAACCCACTCAGGATTGGTATCGCTCTTTGAGTGGACTAAGGCTGATGTGGAGCGTGGCTGGAAGATGTTTGAGGCCTTACTGAACTTTTGGCAGGCCAAAAATAATTATCAGTAGGATGAGTGGTAGCTCCTGGGTGGATGAATGGTTGGATAGGCTTTGACAAGTGGATTAAACAAGCCTAAGATTCATTCCATAGCAAGTTCGCTATGTAAGCAAACCCAGGAGCAAACCAAATGCAAAACGACATCGCAAACATCACCGCAGCATCAGTTGACACTCTCGGTGCTCTCTTAGCCCAGATCGCAGACCTGACCAAGCAGGCTGACGCAATCAAAGACGCCATCAAAGACAGCGCTTCTGCTGGTGGCTCAAAGTCCATCGAAGGCTCACTCTTCAAAGCCACCTACGTTGAGACAAACCGCTCGACGTTTGACAAGGACGCCTTCATCAAGGCTTTTGGTGCCGAGGCTTATGCCAAGTTCCAGAAGACCACTGCAGTCTTCTCAGTCAAAGTTACCAGCCGCTAATTAACTGGGGGCCTAGCCCCCTCGGAGGACACCATGATCAAACTGATTGAGTCTGACAAATATGACCTGAGACTTCAGGTGTGCAATGTGGTCGAGACAGCCAACAACTTGAACCGCACCTTGGCAAGTGAGCATCCAGATCTTGATGACTATCAACTCTACGCCTTTGCTCGCTTGCAAAAAGAAATGGAAGAACTTGAGTCGATGTTTAAGCACATCAGAAACAGGAGGAAAACAGCATGAGAGTCATCATTGATCGCCCCATGCAGGGGTATTACGTTGCATCTGAGGAGGACTGGGATCTTGGCTGGCCTACGGGCCTTGGCAGGACCCAGGAAGAAGCAATCGCTGACCTGCTGTGCCAGCGTGACCTTGACCCCCAAACAACATTAGTGGAGGTGGTATGAAAACAGGTGGACCAGCGTTTCCATTACACGCACACGATTGGCACAAAGAAGTCAGTGATAGAGGGTATGTAAATCATGACTTTACGATGGGCATGACCCTGCGCGATTACTTTGCAGCCAAGGCGATGCAAGCACTGGCGCAGGGGAATTATTTTGATGCAACCGCGAGACAGGCTTACATGATTGCAGACGCCATGTTGAGGGAGAGGGAGAAATGATCCCAGGCACACGCGTGAAGACACCTCGAGGGCTTGGCATCCTTGAGCACATCCAACCTGATGGCACCTGCGCAGTCCGATTAATCAATGACCGTGAGTGGCCATTTCCCGAGTGGATTTACCTGCAACGCAATCAAGTCAAGCTGGCATTCAAACCCGAACCAGATCTGTCAACTTTTGAGGAGGCACCCTTCTAATGGAACAAGTTTACTTACAGCACCTGGGCACTTGCCCCATCTCGAAGTTTGAGACCAGCAAGCTTAAACCCGTCACCAAGCGGCCCTACAAGTTTGGTGTGAGTGCTTGCTACTCACCTGCCCCTAAGAACTACTACACCCATGACCAGGACTGGGTTTATGACCTGATGGTACTTGACCGCACGCCCTACCAAATGATTCGCTACAAGGGCCTGCAGTGGCTGATGTATGCCCTGTTTGCTTGTGCCTTCATCTTTTTTGCTAATGGTATTGCACAGTGGGCGGTTCGATGATTGATCTTATTGACTGGCTTGTCACGATGTTTGGTGTCGGTTCGATTGGACTGATTGTGTTTTTAATTTACATACTTTGGAGCATGCCCTATGGCGAAGAATAATGATCGATTGATTGATGATCGATTGATGCTGATTGCCGCAGCGCTTAACGGGATCCTATCCCGCGGCATAGACCATTACAAAGATGGACCCTTTGAATTGGATACCCCTGACCGTATTGCACGGCTGGCAATCCGTATTGCAGACGCAACCCTGGAGCAAATGAATGAAAGACTACCAAGACCCCGAAGTGCAGATTCAAGTGCTGATTGAGTACATGATGGTCATGATCGCTCGCAGGGACTGGCATGGCGTCAGTGATGCAGCTAATGACATCCGTGAACTCGAGGCAGAACAAGACGGTCCAAGCTTCCTAAGACGGAGCACGCATGAATAAAGAGGACTTAGAGCTTGTTCTGCGCGTTTTACAGCGTGGCACATCACTGACATACATCGATGAGATTGACGAGCGCAAAAAGGCCATAGAGGCCGTTAAAAAGGCCTTGTCGCTCTATCAGATCTTAATGGAGGATCAAGCATGAGAGACCACTTAAAAATGCAGGCCTACGAACTGTTAATTAAAAAACTCGACGAAGAAAACACTGAGCTTAATAACGATATTGACAGGGTCACCTATCAACATTTGCCAGCACTAAGAATGTTTGAAGAGTTTATTTATCAACACCATGGCTATCAGACTCTGTACGGGCTAACAAAACAAATGGATGAGGAGCACGAAAAAGAGCACGGTAAAGCCTATGGCTACGCTGAATACGTTTCAGAAAATTATGATCAAAATTAATGAACTGCTGTACGCACGGATGATCAAGATGCTGATGGATGGCTGCACTGCGTACAACATCTGCGATGAGACGGGCCTGCATGTGGTAACGGTCCAGTCTTATCTCAGAGCCTTACACAAGGAAGGCGTCATTCACATCACAGGCTGGGTGAAGAACTCCCGCGGTGTGGATGCCACGCACATTTACAAGCTTGGTATCGGTGAGGACAAGCCACGGTCGAAGATGACACGGGCTGAGATTGCTAAACGGTATCGATTCAGACAACGGTTACGCGCACGCATGGAAAGTGAGCGCATTGCTTTAGGGGTAAGACCATGAGTGGTGATCACAATCAGTTTCAAAAGGGCAAGTCATATCTTGATGAGCCAGTAGCCTGGATGCACACAACCGGAACAGGCCATAG